CGATTATATGAATGTATGGGAAGGCTTCTGTAAGGAAATACTCAAGAATGCTATCTTCGCCAAAGAGATTCGCAAAGCTAAGGCAGAGAACAGGATTACAAATGTGCCGTATGATCCGACCAAGCCAGTCCACACCTTTTGGGATCTAGGCTGGAATTCCATCTCGGGCAGGACGGCCATTATCATGGCGCAGACAGTGAACGCCACATATCGCCTTATTGATTATCTGGAGGATGCAGAACATACTGTCGATTGGTATGTTAAGGAGCTACAGAAAAAGCCTTATGCCTGGGGAACAGATTACTTGCCACACGATGCGAATAGTACCAACATTGCAGCAGGTGGTCGGACAGTTCACAAGATAATGAAGTCCCTTGGAAGGAAGGTTAGAGTCTTGAAACGGACGGCGAAAGTTGGTAATGACATAAATGCCGCCAAGACCATATTTGGGCAGATATGGATGGACAGCGACAAATGTGCCGATCTGTTATATTGTCTCAATCGATACAAGTATAAGATCGACGAGGAGACAGGGATTCGCAGTAAGAACCCGGAGCCAAGTATTTATATTCATGGCGCTGATGCTTTCAGGCAGTTCGCTGTAGCGATCACCGAGGACAAGGCGCCCGTTAAAGAGAGAGAGCGCAGGCAAAGATTGCCAGTCACAGGAGGCGGGGCATGGATGGGATAACAGATAAGCAGAAAAGGACCATCGTATTTGTCTGGTGGGTATTTTGTGGCTTTGTGCTTGGTTATATAGCAGGGACACAGATTTGAAATAACATTCTTGCCGTGAGGCGACAGGAGACAACATGAGTTCATACGTAGAAGTAGCGGTCAGCGCATCCGCACAAGTATTAAAAGGCACAGGTGAAGGAAACAAGGGCGACACTATTCACAAGATTATCGCCAGTGTCGATACCGCAGACGCAAACGCAGCCGCCACCATTACAGACGGATCAAACGCGATTCTTTTGGTTCCACCGAGTTCAGCTATTGGCGTCTACACTATCGACTTTGGCCCCGGCCTGGTCGCTCAAACAGGGCCGTGGAAGATAACGACAGGATCGGCTGTGACGGCTATTGTTGTGGGTGATTTCACGTAGCATAGTCCAGCAGGACAACCGCAACCAATGAAACAGGCTAAAGTGTTTGGATGACTACCACCCTCGCCCTGATACTCCCTAACTGGATGGTATCAGTGATAGCGGTATGGCTGGTCCTGCTTATATTTAATGAGATGCTGGAGATTTATAAACGGTTTCTGGAGTGGAGGATAAGACGGAGTAAGGTCGAATAACCACCACTATTACCCTAAAATTTGACAGTCGTGAGACTGACAGGAACACAGATGGCAGATGAAGAAGAAGGACTGACCCCCGAACAAGCTCTGGTTGAGAAAGCCCGAAAGCTCCTGAAAGACCACCAGGATATCGAGTCAGACAACATTCAGCGAGCGGGAGAGGCTATTGACTTCCGCTCTGGCGAACAGTGGCCCCAGGCCATCAAGCAAGACCGCGAAGAACCAAACCAGGATGGTGGCTCCCGGCCCTGCCCTGTCATGGACAAGACCAATCAGTATGTCCGCCAAATCGTCAACGAAGAACGCCAATCCAAAGCCGCAATCAAGATCAGGCCAGTTGATGACGTAGCCGACCCCAAGGTTGCAGAAGTCTTTAACGGCATTATTCGCCATATTGAAGACGCCTCCCAGGCTATTGAGGCATATACCACGGCCGGAGAGCATGCTATTGATGGTGGTTTCGGGTATTTCCGCATCCTGACCCAATATGAAGACCCGATGTCCTTTGACCAGGACATCCGCATTAAACGTATCCCCAATCGCTTCTCGGTCGCTCTCGGCCCTCATGTAGAGCAGGACGGATCAGACCTGGAAGAAGGGCTGATATGGGAGGATATGCCGGAGAAAGACTTTAAGCAGAAATGGCCCAAAGCAAAGCTGGATAGTTTCGACGAAGCGGACTCATGGAAATCGAAGGATACTGTTCGAGTCGCCGAGTATATGTATCTCGATAAGAATATAGTCAAAATCCATATGCTTGAGGACGGATCTGTTGTTACCGCCGATAAACTAGGCAAGCAAAAGTCAATTGATTCACGTGAAACATCTATCAATACTGTTAAATGGGCCAAGGTCACGGGCTCGGAGGTATTGGAAGAAGCAGATATGCTGGGCACCTACATCCCGATTATCAAGGTGATCGGTAACGAGTTGACCATGCCTGATGGGAAAACCCGGCTCTCTGGCGCCATTGAGTCAGCGATGGACCCACAGAGGCTACATAATTACGCTCACGCCGGGTTTATCGAGAGTGTCGCTCTTGCCCCTCGGGCCCCTTGGTTGGCTGAAGAAAGCCAGATTGAGGGATTTGAGCAGGACTACGCAGATGCGAATCGTCGAAATATCACTCTTTTGAAGTACAAAGCAACTATTGATGAGACAGGACAGCCAATACCACCGCCCCAGCGAACACCGCCGGCCGGCATGTCAACGGGATGGGATAGGATGATTGATCGCACAAACCAGAGCGTTGAGGCTGCATTCGGTATGTATGGCCCTTCTGTTGGGGCGCAGTCTCAGGAGAAATCCGGCATCGCGCTTCAGGAGCAGAAAGCCCAGGGCATGGTCGGAAACTTCCACTTCCCCGATAACCTGTCCCGCTCAATTCAGCATGGTGGCCGTATTCTGTTGCAGTGGATTCCCGGGGTTTATGACACTGAGCGCATCGCACGTATGCTGGGAGAGGACGGCGACCAGGAAATGGCCTATCTCAACCCGGAACAGGAACAGGCTGTCGCGCCTAGAATGGACGAAATGGGGCAGGAAATTGGCTCAATCTATAACCTGAATGTCGGCAAATATGACGTAACAGTGACCACCGGCCCGAGTTACACAGCCAAGCGGCAGGAAGCCCTTGAGAACCAGATGCAGGTCGTGAATGCCCGCCCAGAGCTATTGAGCATCATCGGCGACATTATGTTCAAGAACATGGACGCGCCTGGGTCTGATGATATCGCCGAAAGGCTTAAAACGTTACTTCCGCCTGAGATTCAGCAAATGGAGGCCAACAAAGATCAAACGCCTATTGACCCCAGGGTACAGATGGCGATGCAACAGATTGAACAGCAAGCCGCCATGCTTGAAGAACGAGGGATGGCGCTTCAACAGGCAGAGCAGGAATTGAATGCGAAAGCACAGGAAATCGGAGGCGATAAGGCTCAGATCGATGCTTCTACCGCCAAGCTCACAGCAGCTCAAAAGGTCTTTAATGCGGACGTTAAGACCGCCAGGGCCAACTTAGAGCTATTTGGTCGGGATCTAATCGATAAGCTTGAGGACATTACCGACCCCATCGCCCAACAGTTAGCCAATCAACCGGAGGTCGAAATAGAAGTCGAGGGCGAGGAAGGTACTGAAACCACTATGCAGACTGACCCCGCTGTCACTCAAGCCCTTGAGGGGGTTGGTGTGCTAACTGCCCAAGCCACCACACAACTGGCTAAGTCGGTCGCAGACGCGCTCGACAGGCTTTCTGAATCACTCTCAGCCCCACGTGAAACCATTCTCCAGCGTGACGCAGAGGGGAATGCTGTTGGTAGTACGAGTACTCAGATATGAGTGAAAGCTTTGTATGGGTAAGGCCGGCCACCGAGGCCAACCGGGTCAAGGTTAAGACTGAGAAGGTCGGTGATGTAGAGCTTCCAACGTATGTCCAGACAGATGGTGACGGGGCTTTAATTTCCGGTACGAACCCATTGCCAGTTACTTACGGCGATTCGGCAGCTTTAGACTCCTTCCAAAGACTAAGAGTTGGCACCCCCGCAGGTGTTTTTGAGAATAAGAATATCCACAGTAGACAGAAGTCTCAATGGGAAGAACCTATAAATGGCGCAATCATCGTTCATGGAACAGTCACAGGAGGCCCCTTTCAGGTTGGCGAAACAATCACTGGCGGGACTAGCGGAATCTCTGCAACAGTAACTATTGTTAGTGCTGGATCGTTAACCTATAACGCGAATCATAACGATTTTGAGGATGCAGAAACGATTACCGGTGGGACTTCGGGCGCTACAGCAGCAATTACCACTCATGGCACTGGTTCAGACGTATATCACGATAGGAATACGGCCTCTGTAATCCTTAAAATAGGGGATTCTGCTGGAGATAAAGCGGTTAGGCAGACCCATCGTTATTTCAGCTACGTTCCAGGAAAGTCACACGAAATCTGGGCTACATTCATTTGGGGCGTCGCCGGTGAAGTAAGTCTCGTTAGGCGGACTAGTACATCGGGATCAGCCGTTGATGTAGATGATATTCCACAGAGCGAGTGGAATGTTGATCCTATGGATGGAACTGGCCCTAGCGGTATTAAGTTAGATTTCACAAAAGAAGTCTTTATGACTCTTGACCTGCAGTGGCAGGGTGATGGCCGGGTCAGATTCGGGTTTTTCTATAACGGTTGCATTATCTACGCACATAAGTTTTTATTCTCTGGCACTCTTGATGCGCCCTATATGAGCACGCCATCACTTCCAATTAAGCATGAGATTGAAAATATTAATGGAACGACAATCGAAAGGCGCTCTGGATATTTTAATGGGGACAACGGTTTATTTTTAAAACAGGTATCAACAGACGCAGACAAGACAATGAAAGAGGTTTGTACCGCGATTGTCTCAATCGGCGGCCAAAATCCAGTAGGGCTGGGTTTTTCTGTTTCTAACGAAGTAACCGCCAGGACTATAAACAACGGGGCTGAAGCGCCTATTTTAGCTGTCAGGCTTAAGAACACCCATCCAAACGGTGGAGTTAACAGAGTCACCTTGCAACTGTCTGATGCCTCTTTTTTCCCTGTCGGTAATTCTGCCCATTTTGATGTAATACATGCCCACGACCCAACGGGGATAACAGCAACATGGACGGACGTTGGAGGCGGCAGTGCGGCTGAGTTCAGTACAGATATTAGTGCTATTACGGGAACGCCAAGCCATAAAATCATACAGGGTTACGCTGGCGCTGGAGCCGCCGGGAAAGGCGCACAGGAAAATGCGAGAGGGGCAGAGAAAACAGATCAACACAGATTTGTATCACAGAATTTCGATAGCACAAACAGTCAAGTTTTTATCATTTTAGGCGAAGCAATAACAGGGAACGCTACGGCATTCGGCCACCTTGCATGGATAGAATTTGATTGATCCTAGGGACACGATTGATCCGTATGACACGACCTTGATGGGTCCGGGTTTTTTCGTATTCTTCCAAAGGAACATAATTGAAAGCGGTGGTTATCCTGTCCCGCCTGTAGGTGAAAGGGGCACCATTCCAGAAGTATGGAAATACCGCCCCAGAGTAAGATTCAAGTTTGCCGACGAAGAAGAGCGCGAAGTTGCGGAGGTTGTCGAGCAAGTATTCGAGGCCGTCGAAGAAGAGGACACCAAGGACGATTTGGAGCTTATTCTACGGTTAAAGCTTGAAGCCCAACAGATCACGTTCAAAGCCCTGTATATGCTTTGGCTGGAACAGGAATACGCCCGTTATTTGAGGTGGCGTCAGGAGCAGGAGGCTATATTCCTACTTCTTTTGCATTGAATATGCAAATGTGCTTATATACTTATATACCGAGAAATCGGATGACTGCTGTGAAGCAGGCTTTTCCCATAACGGGGCTCGCCCCTAGACGGAGATTTTATGCCAGAACCAGAAGTGGCGGCAGCGCCAGAGTCCACGGCCACTGAAAGCGCCGATGCGTCACAAGACGTTCAAACGGAAACAGAGGTTAAGACTGAAGAAGTTAAAACTGATGAATCCACATCACCAGAGCCGGAGAAATCCGAATCGGATGCAGAGAAAACTGCTGTTGAGCCTAAGCCCAAGAAAAGCAAGGACCAGCAAAAAATCGCAAGCCAGTCGTTTGATTTACGAGAGGCAAAACGTACTAATACACGTTTGCTGAGTCTGCTTGAAAAGCAGCAATCTCAAGGGGTAACGTCTGAGGCGAAACCTCCCAAGATTGAAGATTTTGAAACGATTGATGAGTACCTTGATGCAAGGGATTCGTACCGTGACAGCAAGTCCAAGCCTGCGAAGGCCGACGACTCAAAAGATTATGCCGCCGAACAGGAAGAATTTATCCACGAGGCGACTGATGAACTGAGATCAGCTGGATCGGAGAAATACGAAGACTTTGACGATGTGGTATTTGCCGAGGACGTCAAGATCACTCCGGTTATGCGGGATGCGATGTTGGTTGTTGATGATCCAGAAATTCAGGCTGAAATTGCTTATTTTCTTGGCTCAAACAACAAAGAAGCAACCCGAATATCCAAACTCTCACCTATGCGACAGGTAACGGAGATCGGCAAGCTTGAGGCGAAGATCCTCAGCAAACCGGCTTCAAAGCGGCCCTCGGCTGCGCCTAAACCGATTAAGCCCGTCGGTGGTGCTAAAACACCAACTGACGCGCATCAACCTACTGATGATTTTGAAACATTCAGGGGTAAGCGGAACAAGGAATTAGGCCGGGGATAAACATCTCACTGTGAAGTGAGTAATCCGATACAAGGATAATATAATGGCTAATTCACTGTTAACCATTGATATGATAACGAAAGAGTGCTTGCGTCTCGCACACGAAAAGTTATCGTTCATTGGTACTATTAACCGCCAATTCGATGCCTCTTTTGGCAAAGAATCCGGCAAAATCGGTGATACTCTCCGAATTCGCAAACCCGCGCAATATACCCGTCGGCAAGGTTCAAGGGTCATGGATGTGCAGGATGCAACCGAGCAGAATACGACTCTGGTTGTGGCGACTCAGGATGGTGTTGATATGCGTTTCAACTCTCGTGAACTGTCTCTGGATCTGACAAACTTTTCCAAACAGCATCTTGAGCCAGCAATGGCTGTCCTTGTGTCTGGTATTGAATCAGATGTTTTACAGGGAGTTTCAAAGCTGACGTATAACGTAGCAGGAACGGCAGGGACTCCCCCGACTGATCTTGTGGCAACTGGCGCGGCTCGCGCGAAACTCAACCAGAATCTCGCCCCCAAAGATGGAAATCGCTATATTCAGATGGATTCTGTAACGATGGGCGGCATGGTTAACGGGCTGAAAGGTCTTTTCCAGGACTCGACTCAGATCAAAGAACAGTATCGTGAGGGCCTTATCGGTCGTACCGCGATGGCTGATTTCTACGAAAACGAGCGCACCTGGACAATGACCAACGGCACTGACGTAACATCAGTCACCCTGGACACTTATACCGTAGTGAATGGAGACTCAGACCTGACAGTAACAGGGTTTGCAACTCCTACTGCTGGCATGGTGTTCACGCTTGCTGGTATGTACGACTGTCACTCAGAAACGAAGGCTGCTTTTTCTCACTTGAAGCAGTTCACGATTCTGGCCGGGTCTACCGCCACCGCCCTGGATATTTCGCCAACCATCTACCTGACCGGTGCTCGTAAGAATGTATCGGACGCAGCCGGTGATGATGTCACTATCTCAACGACTGCCGCTCTGGTGTTTGTTGGCGCTGCTTCAACCTCGTATGTCCAAAACCTGATGTATCACAAGGATGCCTTCACATTTGCTACCGGCGAATTACCGTTAATGTCTGGTGCTGAGAAGTGTGTTACTCAGACGTATGACGGTATATCAATGCGTTGCTGGCAGGATGCTGACATCCGGAATGATGAGCTGTTAACCCGTCTGGACATTCTATACGGCTTTTCGGCTATTCGTCCCGAGTGGGCTTGCCGCATAACTTCATAAGGAGACTAAAATGACACAACCAACAGAGTACGAACAGGCTGGCTATAACTCTCCTGATGGACTGCAAATCGGTAACGACGCAGCGGAGAAAGTTGCTTTTTACGGCACGACTCCGGTCATCCAGAGAGCCTATAGTTCGGCCCTTCATGCCACGAGCGGTATTTCGTCTTCTGCCGACTTCGGTGCGACCCAGCTTGCCTGGGCGCAGGAAGTCCAGAATACGTTTATCGGTCTTGGTATTTGGGCCACGGTGTAATAAATATCCCCGCTTCGGCGGGGATTTTTAAGGAGAAGAACTATGACGGATTCAATTTCAATCGGTGCTGCCTACCGCGATCAAAAGATCGTAGGCGGTTCACTCGATAACACCCCTGTCGGCGCGGATACTGCGGTGGCCGGTACATTCACCACACTCACGGCCACGGGTAGCGCTGTGCTTGGAAACGCTGCCGCAGATACCATCGGCTGTTATGGTGCTACGCCAGCCGCACAGCGCGGTTATTCAAGTGCATTGCACGCAACCTCTGGGATTTCATCTTCAGCGGATTTCGGCGCAACGCAATTGGCTTGGGCGCAAGAGGTTCAAAACACCTTGATTGGTCTGGGTATATGGGCAACAGCATAGACCTAAGCCTGTGCGAGTCGGCTAAAATGGCTCGCAGTATGACCATTGACACCCCGTTAACATTTCCCTCCCATGCTTTACAGGAGGACGATGCCAAGCGGGTTGTTTTTTGCATCCCTACACTTACAAAACCATATCAAGTCTGCCTTGACTCTCTGGAGGCTTCTATTCCGCTGATTCAGAAAGCGGGATGGACTGATTTCATGGTAACGATGATAGGTTGCCCCTATATTTCGGCGGCAAGAGCGATGATGCTCAGAAAGGCTTTGGACGTTAAAGCTACCGTTGTGGTTTTTATCGACAGTGATATGAGTTGGGAACCTGAAAACCTGTTAAAGCTGATCGAGACTGAAGGTGACGTAATAGCAGGAACGTATCGATTTAAAGGCGATCCAGAGGAATACATGGGCGCACTAATCCCGACTATCGATGGAACACCACAGGTCAGAGAAGACGGGTGTATTAAGGCCCATTCAATCCCGGCCGGATTTTTGAAGGTTACCCGACAGGGTGTGAATAAGTTCATCGACGCCTATCCAGAGCTTACTTATGGCGAGAAGTGTTCTCCAATGATTGACCTGTTTAATCACGGGACTATTGATCATACGTGGTACGGCGAGGACTACGCTTTCTCGAAAAGATGGAATGATAAATGTGGCGATGTATGGATTATCCCTGACTTGAATTTGGACCATCACTCAGGCGATGGAATGGCTTATAAGGGAAATTACCACGAATTTATGTTAAGGCAACCAGGCGGAAGTGAAGACCCGGCCAGAGATGTCGCTTAAAGGCCGCGTTTTACATGCCGGCAGTGGTGGTACGGATTTACCGGATTGGTGCGGGGAATGTGATGTAACAAGCCTCGACATTGATCCAGACTGCAGCCCTGACATTGTTGCAGATATTATGAACATGGGCGATATAGGTGAGTTTGATGTTGTGGTCTCATCTCATGTTGTAGAGCATTTTTACGAACATCAGTTGCCGAGAGTGTTTAGTGAGTTTAAACGGGTCTTAAAAGATA